AGGAAGATCGCGAAGGAAATGGCCCAGGCGATGCCATCGACGCCGACCGCTGAGCAGGAGGCCGCGTGATGTTTGATGCGCATCCGCTCGACGTGGTGCTTACCGACGGCAACGAGATCGTCTGTGGAAGCTGGAGCCGCGGCTGGACCATGCCCGAACCCATCACGCTGAGTGATTGGGCAGACCGCTACCGCAAGCTGCCGAAGGAAGGCTCCAGCGAAGCCGGCGACTGGTACACCAGCCGCATGCCGTTCCTGCGCGAGATCATGGATTGCTTGCATCGCGAATCCAGAGTGCGCGAAATCACTCTCAAGAAATCCACGCAGGTCGGCGGTACCGAGGTTGGCATCAACTGGCTCGGCTACATCATCGAGCACGCGCCGGCACCGGTCATGTACGTGTTACCCACCATCGACATCGCGCGCAAGTTCAGCGAGCAACGCCTTACTCCAGCTATCAACCTCATGCCGGTGTTGCAGGAGCGCATTCCGCCCGCACGCAGTCGCGATGGTGGCAATACCACGCTGATGAAGCGGTTCCCCGGCGGTGTGCTGGTGCTGAGCGGAGCCAATAGCTCGGCGTCACTGGCTTCAATGCCGATGATGTATCTGATACTCGATGAGCTGTCGAAATACCCGACCAATCTGGATGACCAAGGCGGCGCCGAACAGCAAGCCCTGGCCCGTACATCGTCATTTACCCGCCGGAAAATCCTGCGCATCAGCTCATGCACCATCAAAGATGCGTGCGCCATCAGCACGGCCTTCGATGCGGGCGATCAGAGCTATCTGTATTTGCCATGCCCGCATTGCGCGCACAAGCAAGTGCTGGTGATCGACCAGCTCACCGACGATGGCCAGTTCGTGTGTATCCATTGCGGCAAGCTCGTCGAGGAGCATCACAAAACCCGCATGCTGGAAGCGGGCGAATGGATCGCAAAGCACCCCGAGCGCAGTCACTTCCATCGCAGCTTCGCGATCTGGTCAGCTTTTGCTGCTGTCGGCCTGGGCTATACCTGGCGCGAAATTGCGGCCATGCGCGTGGAGACTCGGAAAGATCCCGCGAAAGAGGTGGTCTTCGTCAACACCATTCTCGGCGAAGCCTACGAAGGTGCCAGCCAGAAGGTCGAGGCCAATGACGTGCAGCAACGCGCGGCGAAGTGGTTGCGCCGCACTGTGCCACGTGGCGGCTTTATCCTTACGGCCGGCGTCGATGTGCAGGTCAATCGCTTCGCCGTGATCGTCATTGCGTGGGGTCGCAATGAGCAGGCGTTCGTGGTCGATTATGTCGAGCTACCCGCCGATCCGACGCGCAAGGAAGATTGGGACATCCTATGGGACTTCCTTGCTGAGCCTGTGACCAACGCGGCCGGCATCACCCTGCACATCAGCGCTGTCGCCGTCGACTCGGGCAACTGGACGCAGGAGGTCTACAACGCCGTGCGCCCTAGGCAGTCGCAGGGTGTCATGGCCATCAAGGGCAGCAAGGATGCCGCGCGTCCCATCATCGGCCGCGCCAGCAAGCAGGAGGTCGACAAGAGCGGACGCATTCAGCGCAGGGGCGTCAATCTGTGGATCATCGGTGTCAATTCGGCCAAGACCACGCTCATGCAGCGGTTGCTTGGTGATACCGATCGCGAGGAAGAAAATCGCCTGATTCATTTTCCAGCCGATCTGCCCGATGACTTCTACACCATGCTCACGGCCGAACGTTTCGACTTAACCGCCAAGCGTTGGCTCAAGAAACAAGGAGCCCGCAATGAAGCGCTGGATACGTTCGTCTATGCCTACGCAGCAGCGCTCAGCCCGAGTGTGCGCATCCACGTCAAACGCGAGGCGGACTGGGCCGCGCTGGAGGCCAAGCTGGAACCGCCTACTGATGACCTGTTCACTGCACCTGTGGGGCGCGAAGAAAAAAAGGGGCCTGATAAGGGACTGCAAATAGACGTCCAGACGTCCGCAGTTCCACGTGAAACGGCTGACCGATCAGCATCTTCACCAGCGCCACGCACTAATAACCCCTTTGCATCTTCCGACTGGTTGGACCGCCGATGAATGAGCAGATCAATGTTGCCGAAGCGCTGCAAGATGAGCTGGCTGCCGCCCTGCAGGAATCGCTAGGCCTGGGATTCGATGAGGCCAGCCGGTACGCAGCACCGGTGGTGCGGTACCTGCAGCAGCAGTACGGCGGCGACGAGCTATACATTCCGCAGCCCTACATGCGTCGAAACGTTGACGACATCCTCGCCGCGCGGAAGGCCGGCCAGCCGATCAAGAAAATACTGAAGGATTTCGCTATCAGCAGGCGAACCTACTATCGCCTGCTCAGTCAGTTGTGATTGCGGCGAATCGACTACTAGGATGCGGCAGCAACTTGCGGATTGGCACGATTGAAGATCAAGGCGCTTTCATTGGCCCTATTTAAAGGTGCGCTTGAGCATTTTTGATATTTGTTCTTTAGCGTAGTCAACAGCAGAGGCCCTCCCTTCTTCGGCCGCTACCTGAATCACAGAGTCATAATCGTTTAGCTCGCCACACTCTTGGCACTTGAGCAGATCGCCTGATTCGTATGTGTTCTCGGTATCGCCTTTTAAGTCACAGCCGCAGAACAAGCACTTCAGTGTGATATGGAATTCTTTGTTTTCCATCACCTGACTCCCAAGAAACTGAAAACAAACGTGGCTAAGGCAACGAGAAAACCGAGAAGAACAAACCATCCCTTGTGGTCTTCAATGTAGTCGGACACTTTCTTGGGCTTTGTGCGTGAATCTTTTATCTCTACAGCTCTTGCTCTTGATCGTGCTGCTCCCACTCCTTTGGATGTAGCACCGAGGTATCTGTATTTTTCGCCTATTGATTTATGGGAGACCCACTCATTCGCGATGCACCTGTCAACTGCTTTTTCTAGGTCACTTATAGAGTAGTCGGTCCCATGTTTTGCATTGATTTCATCTGCGAGCTTTTGGTCAACATCGAACCTAACCAAGCTCGCGGTTAGACCCTGGGCTTCCATGTAATCAATCACGTTACCTAGGATTTTGAATTCCGGCACAGTCATCCCCTAACTACCTAGCTACCTACGTAACTGATCTTTTGCACGCTAGTGGAGTGTGCCACCTTTCCGGTAAACATGGCACGCGATGCCCGCGATGCTTGCGAGCATGTCCACAGCTTCCGACATGCTTGCCAGTTACCTCGCCGCCGAGTCGGCGATCCTTCGCGGCCAAAAATACCGCTGGGGCGATCGCGAGCTAACCCGTGCCGACCTGGCCATGGTGCAAGCCGGACGCCGCGAGTGGGAGCGCAAGGCTGCTGCTGAGTCACGCGGTGGTGGACGGGCCAGCGTCTCGCTGGCCAACCTTTCCGGCATGCCCATGGCGCCCGAGGGCGGCGAGGGCGATTGCCCGTGGCGCGGCCGATGAGCGCGGCGACGAAACCCGCCCTCATCGAGCGCGCTATTTTCGCGCTGTCGCCGTCGTGGGCGGCGAATCGCGCGCAGAACCGTCTTCGCGCTCAGGCGTATGGCAACGCGTACGACGCGGTGAACCACTCGCGCCTGCGCAAGCGGCAGCGCGATTTCGGCAGCGGTAACAACGTCGCCGGTCTCGCGCATCGCGAGCTGCGCAACATGACGCGCAACCTCGATCGCAACCATGACCTGAGCCGCGGCATTCTCAACACGCTGGTACGCAACGTCGTCGGCCCCACCGGCATCGGCGTGCAGCCGCAGCCGCGTGATGCCGAGGGCAACGTGCTGACGGATCTGGCCAAGCAGCTAGATGAGTTGTGGCAACAGCACAGCCTGCAGCCGGAAGTCACCGGCGAATTGAACCGCGCCCGTGCCGAGCAACTGATCGCGCGCACGTGGTTTCGCGATGGTGAGGCCCTGTGGCAATACCTTGAGGGCACGGTGCCCAAGCTCAGTCATGGCACCATCGTGCCGTTCTCGCTGGAGCTGCTGGAGCCGGACCTACTGCCGATCGACTACAACGATCCGCTGCAAAACATTAGTCAGGGCATCGAAATTGATGCATGGGGCAAGCCGCAGGGCTACTGGTTTTACAAGCAGCATCCTGGCGATCCGTTCGTGGCCATGCCCACGCTCAAGCGTCTGGCTAGCGATCGCGTCGGCCACATCAAGCTGGTGGACCGCATCGGCCAGCGCCGTGGCGTCAGCATGTTCGCTAGCGTGCTGGCTCGCCTTGATGACCTGAAAGACTACGAGGAAAGCGAGCGCATCGCCGCGCGTATCGCCGCGAGCATGGCCGCCGTCATCAAGAAAGGTGACGCGCAGAGCTACGAGCCAGAAAAAGCGGGCCAGCCGCGCAGCATGAACTTTGCGCCGGGCATGATCTTTGACGATCTGCTGCCGGGTGAGTCGGTCGAAACCATCGACAGCAATCGTCCGAATCCGAACGCGGTGACCTGGCGCGACGGCCAGATTCGCGCGGTGGCATGCGGCACCGACGTGAGCAACAGCAGCGCCAGCAAAAACTACAACGGCACGTATAGCGCGCAGCGGCAGGAGCTGGTTGAGCAAGACGCTGCCTATGGCGTACTCCGTCAGGCATTCATTGATCAGTGCACCAGCGAGGTGTATCGCCGCTTTGTCGCTGCGTGTCTCGCCGGTGGCCTGATCAAGCCGAGGAAAGGCGTCAGTTTCGCGCAGCTCAGCCATGCCGTGTACATGCCGCCGGTCATGCCGTGGATCGACCCGATTAAAGAGGTCACCGGCTGGCAGATGCAGGAAGACCGCTGCTACATCAGCGGCGCCGAGATCGTGCAGCGGCAGGGTCGCAACCCGGCCGATGTCATCCGCAGTCAGGGCAAATGGCAAGCCGACCTCAAGGCCGCCGGCATCGTCACGCAAGACGCGCCCACCGCGCAGCCCACCTACAAAAAGCAGCCGCCACCGGCCGACGACACGCCGGAACAGGCAGCGAACCCCGAGGCCACAAACCATGCGTAAACATTCCCTCACGCTTGCCATGGCTGGCCTGATGTTGGCCTGCTGGCCACACGCCCGCTTGTCTGCTGCATTCGCTGCCGCCGATGGCAACGTGCCCACCATCCGCCCGCTGATGGTGCTGCGCCCGATTGCCAACACCACCGAGGCCGAGCTGCTGGTGTATGGGGATATCGGCGACAGCTGGTGGGGCGA